AAAATCACGGAATACTTGAGTTGTTATAAGTTCAATGTTGTATGTTGGCCCTGATGTGTAATCCGCAAACGCAAGTTTTTCATTTGTGTCAAAACGAAAAAATGTGTTAGGTGCGGTTCCAGCATCTAATAAAACTTGATTTCCCAGCGTACTCCGCTTAACCCACCCGCTCCAAGTCCAAGTCTTTCTGTTACCATCAGACGCAGGTGTTCGGTTTAAATAAGTACTATCCGCAGAGTTAAACCGCAGACTGCGTTCTATCTGATAGCCGCCAGCAGCAGAACCAATACCAACAGGAAGAACAGCCATTACGCTAAAGCTCCAGAGTTAACAACATAGGTATTAGTACCGTTAGTCCAATATGATAATAGGTATGTACCAGTAGCAGAGATAGTTGTTAGTGCACCAGTTGTTACCTTGGTATTAGCATGAGCAGAGACTGTATAATTACTACCGTTAACCAGCAAGATAAATCCTGATTGACCAGCAGTCATATTAGTAAACGTAAGTGTAAAGTTACCAGTAGGCGTACAGGTAAAGTTATTAGTAACTGATAAATCGAAAGAGCCATCGTTATCTGTTGTGACTGTACCACGCTGAGGAGCAGTAAAGGTCTGTGCTACATCAGTCTTAGCTGTATCTGCGTCATAGGCTTGTACGTTTGTACCAATAGCTAAACCAAGATTAGTACGAGCATCAGAGGCTGTAGAAGCTCCTGTACCACCATCAGCAACAGCTAGGTCAGTAATACCAGTGATTGTACCGCTACTAATAGTTACACTGGTTAGAGTTGCACCGCTACTGTCTGCCTTGCTTGCAACAGCAGTAGCAATGTTATTAAACTCAGTATCAATCTCAGTGCCTTTAACAATCTTGGATGGGTTACCAGAAGCAAGACCGTCTTTAACGGCAAAGTCTGTACTTTTGCTATAGTTGCTCATTGTTTTTTTCCTAATTTAACAAAACAGTCAATCTTCTGAATTGATACTGCATTAGTGTTAATCTCTGTTTCTAATCCAATCTGAATAACTGAACCAGTACCACCAAGTTGCTGACCAAACTTACCAACAATAATACCAGTCGAGTATTCAGCAATGTTGTATTCGTCAATACCGTATTCGTAAATAGTAGATGCTGCTAGGTTTGTAGATACAGACTGGTATGAATCTAAATAGTCAAACCCATACTTAGTAATAATAGCCTGGTTATTTGCACCAACCAACACCCAGTTAATCTTCTTTAGTAACTTACGAAGAGTAGGTTCTCCTAAGTCAAAGTAGTTAGTAAAGTAAATCATTCGGTAAGAACTGGCATCATCAACATAGCCAGTATAGTTACCAATGTAGCCTACCTTACCAAGGTATAACTTTCTATCTTCTGTTACTACAAATGCAGTAGGTTTTATACTATTCCAGATAGTTGCTCTAGCAGAACCATCTGGTAGGTATGTTCTTAAATCAAAACAATATACTTCATTAACATTAGGAATCGCTAATAAGTAGAAAGCATCGTTCTCAAAGTAAGTTGCTTTAATGTTAATCTTATTAGACTCTGAAGCAACCTTAAACAATAACTCGTCACGAACATTCTTAGAGATATCTCTGAACGGTAATGACTTCTCTTGCACCAACCGAGTAAGACTTCTTACACCATTATTAGACAAGAAAATAATATCTGTACCAGTTGATACTACAGAATCTCTAGCAACACAGCCTATGTTAGGAATAAACTCTGCTAACTCTAACTCAGTTACGTCAATAGGATTAGCATAGATAGCAATGTTGTTAGTACCAAATACAATTAAGAATCCGTTATGTGCTGCTAGTGCTACAATCTGGTCATTATTGGGGAACACTGAATTTAATGACAGTGATCCGCTGTCTCCGCCATAAAAGTCTGAGCCATCTAAAAGCCTACTAAAATACACAATCTGTCTATCACCAACAATGTCTGCTACCCAAATACGGCCATAGGCAGCTAGTACACAGTTTGGTTTGAAGTCAGATGTAGAATAGCCTGTAGGAAGAGTGCCAATATCGCCAAATTGCTGAAAGCCGTAAGAACCAGTATGTGCGTGTGAGGTAGCGCCCAGTTTGTGGAACACCAACATTGGGTGACCAGCTTGCACAAGGTAGGCATGAGGCGATGCGCTAGTACCATCACCATAAGGCAATGCCGCTGCCTGCCAGTGATTGGCAGTAATGGTGTAAGCTACATCACCAGTATCAGTAGAGTTCCTAACTGTCTTCTGAGTTAGTGTACTAGTTCCTACAAATAACTTATTGTTACCAGCACTAAGAAGATGATTACCAGAAGGCTCACGCATCTCAAACATAAACTGAATTGAGTTAGAACCCAAGTCAGTATTTACGGAGTTAACCTTTTGCCAGCCCTTCCTAGAACCAATACGACCAAACTTATCTATGATACAGTTAAATGCCAAAGAAGCAAACCCAGAATCTAACTGAATGGAAGACTCTTGGGTATTGATTCCATTAAAACCTGGAGCAGCAATCGTAGACGATACTAACTCTTCAGCCATTAATATGGACTCCAAACTAGATCAATGTTGCTTCGATTAGCTTCAATAGAAATAAAGTCATTTAGAGATTGTTCAGCAAGTGCAAACATTTCTGATGCTGCAATGCCACCATCTTCTCCACGCTCCCTAATAGCCAAGGCTGTGGCATATAGAATCACTGGCTGTGCTGGGACCTTTAACTCATCTGATCCATTAACTAAATCATCCTGCGGGATAATTAAGTCAAACTCAATATTGTATACACCATTAGGAGTAGGATACAACACAGTCTTTGTGTCTCCACTAGAGTCTACTCCTTTGAAGTAGAAATACTGTGGAGCATCATTAACTACAGTAGTGGTGCGTAGGATTTCTTCAATCTCATTAGCATCACCATGATTCAATAACCAATCACTCTCTTGGCTAATAACCCTGATTGGTTTAAACCTAGTGCCAGAACCTACGATACTATAAGTATTGACGTTGTTGCTAGTGGTTACAGTCTTAGTAGCTTCAAGAATATTCCAGTCCCAAGCATCTTCAACATACCGCTTACCATCATTAACGCACTTACCAATTAACTGTGCATAAGTTGTAGCCGTTACTGTACCAACTTCAGGCTCTCTAAGCCTAATCATTACATCGTTAATACATTGCAGAAATGTTTTAGCCATTTAACAATCCCATTTCCTCAGTGCCAAGGCTTTACGTGTTGGTCTACCTTTTTCGTCCTTCATAGGACCAGCAACACCAGACATCCTAGCGCAGAAAGACCTACGCCTAGCAGCTTTCTTAGGAGACTTAGCAGCCTCTTTAGCAGACACTGGAGGCTTTAGGTTAGCACCTTCTTTATTCTTGAAGTATGCTCGACCTTTAGCATTTAAGCCGCCTTCTGGATTCTGGTATACTTTTTTGACCATTATTTCTTCGCAGTCTTCTTAGCTTCTCTAAATGCTTTAGCTGTAGGAGCGCCTTTAGTTCCAGGCTTACGCATCTTCTCGCCAGAACCTTCTTTAATGCGCTTGCGTTTGGCTTGGATGTTAGCGTAGAGTCCTGGTTTCATCGTCCACGACCAGCTTTCTTCTTAGACATACCAGACATTGATAGGCCGATAGCTACTGCTTGCTTTTGCGGATAGCCTTCTTTACGAAGTTTACTAATCTTAGCAGATGCTGCTGCTTGTTTGCCCTTCTTAGTGTAAGGATACTTCTTTCCGTCAACTGTTGGCATATTAAACTCCTTAGTAGTTATGTTGTGCTGCAATCTTTGGTTCTAAATCTAGTGTTGCTACAAAAGAGAAAGTAGAGGATGATTCTGTCTCTATTCTAATCTCATCACCTTCTTCTAACACAATTACTGCTTGACCATCAAACTGTAAATACTGTCTTGAGTTTAAAGTGTACTGATTAAAAATATAGTATTCTACGTTATTAGATTTATCATACCAGTATACTGTGAAATGTTTATTGTTAGCGCCGGTATTAACAATATACAACAACGACCAGTAGGCAGTCTGTTTAGTAGGAACAATGTAAAGAGCCTCTTTAGTAACAGTGCTCTTATTCTTGCCTACACTGATCTGTCTACTCATTTCTTACCGAGCCACTTCTGTACAGTGCGGGTCTCATAGATACGAATACCAGTCCACACAATTGTTAAAAGAGCAGCAACAGCAGGAAGCCATTGTGCTAAAGTAGCTATAACAGTAGCAATTGATAATACATCACCTGTTGCTTTGATTGCCGGATCAACGTGTTCTAGTTTCATGATAGTAGAAGGTAGAAACCCTCCTTGTGGGAGGGAACCGTAAGGTTTTTATTACCAGCCAGGACGCCCAACCAAAACCTTGATAGTTGTGGAACCAAGGTTTAGTGGGTTTGTAGTGCTTTCATTTTGAAAACGAACTGTCACTACATCTGCTGCAGATACCCAACCAGTGACTGTCATACCAGCAAGGTCTACTCCAAGAGAGATACCTAGAACCATATCTCCAAGAGCTACACCAGGAACAGCAATGGTATCATTATCACCAGCACCATCTGCTAAACTATCTGGATCAATCGTTGCACGAACTTCAAAGACTTTTTCAAAGATTCCTTGAAACTGCTCACGACCATCTTTAGCTACTACTACGCTTGTTGCATTTGCCATTTATAATCTCCTTAAATAGAAAAGTGGGGTCAGCCGAAGCCAACCCCGTGTTTAAGTTGATTAGGCAGGTACTGCGATAGCAACTGCAGAAGTATCACGCAGTTCGCCAACACCGTACAGCGTATCAGCGGTCAGCAGCGTAGCAAGGTACTCTTGCTTGTACTGAGTCTGAACACGTGCGCCCATCTGCTCAACCAGAACACCAAACTCAGGATGGAACAGGAGAGCGATACGAGTCGTGGTGGTAGTAGCCGTATCAGCATTCGTAGATACGAACACCTTAACGCCATAGATATCACCAATCTGACCGTTACGGATGGTGTTGTTACCGCCTGCCTCACCAGTAAAGGCTTGCTCAGTAAACCGAGCCAGACCCATCATGGTGTTACGAGTAGCAGGAGGAATAACGAAGTAACGCATATCCATCGGAACATCTGCATCATCAAGACGCTGGATGGAACGGCGGAAGCCTTCGTCAGTCAGAGCAGTACCTACGTTAGTACCATCAACATACAGAGTAGTACCGTTGCCACCAAGGTAAGCAGCGTTGTAAGCAGCCGTACCAGATCCACCTTGTGCGCCACGGCCAAGACGAATAACGCTGGTGTCGGTTTGAGCAGCAAGAGCATAACCTGCATCATCGGTATAGAAACGGCGCATAGACGAAGATGCTTGCACTTCTGCGAGGTCTTCAATCAAAATGCTATACTCGAAATGCTGGTCGATGTTAACGCTCTTGGCAGTGCCGCCAGCGCCTTGCAGAGTGACCAAGGTCTCAACGCTCTTAGCCGTAGCAGTACCACGGTTGGGAGCAGGAAAGTAAACCTTGTCGCCCTTCTTGCCTTTGAAGTTTAGTTTCTTAATCAGGTTAGCTGCAACCAGATTCTTTTTGTAAGCAGCGATGATCTCATCAGACCATACTTCAGGTACGAAACCTGCGGTATCAACTGCTGATTTAATTACTGCGTCACCTGTACCCCATTTATTTCCTGAAAGTGCCATTTGTAAATCTCCTAAATATTAAGTATTTAACGAACACGACCCTCTTGATATGCTCGCATAATCTCCGGCTGGAGTGCCTCATATCGGTCTGGGTCTTCTAAGTTTAGACGGATTAAATCTGCCCTTCTATAAATTTTCGAAGATACTGGTGCTCCTGTTGTACTTCCTACATCCACCGTAGCAGACTTAACTGCAGACTTCTGCGCCTGTTTAACTTCCGGTGCAATCTCTGCAATCTGTTCTGCTGGTTTAGCAGGCTTTACATATTTCCAAGTAGTCAATAACTCTGCTGCTGAATCGTAGTCATATTCTGCATCAGCCGCTGCGTATAAACGTAGACGAACTGGTGAAGACTTAACCCAATCTGCAAACTCAGGGTCTTGAACAATACTTTGAAAATCAGGAAAGTTCTGTTGTAATTTGTTTATAGTCTGCATCTGTTTCAATTGGCGGGTTTGTTCTTTAGCCTCTTGAATTGCAGGATGTGACTCAATCTTCCTTGCAACAGCCTTATCAGGATCGTCAAAAAAGTCGATTTCTTCTTGCGGTGGCGGTGTATCTTCTTTCTTGGTTTCGAGTTGTCGCTTGAGCAATTCATCAGCGAGCTTTCGTACTTCACCAACCTCTTGAGCGTGTTTGCCAATGAGTTTCTCAGCTTCCATATGCATCTGAGCAATCTCTTTAGCGCTCTTACCTCGATACTTTGCAGGTAAGTCCTCTTCTGGTTGTTGAACTGGTTCTTGAGTTACCTCTAGTTGAGTGTCTTGAACCTGACTAATCTCTTCTGAATTATCTTCAATCGGGTCGATTATTGCCACTGCATCCTCCTGTCCAAACGGATTCTAGGAAATTTAAAAATGTCACCTGGAAAAGCGCTAATGATTAGCTGGATTAAACTCACTCTTCTTGTAGGCAACTCTATTAGCTTCTTCGTGTTTTCTTGCCCAGGCTTCTGAGGCTGAAGGAAACGCACCTGTTATGCCCTCCAACCTGATTCTTGGGGTAGAGATAATACGAGAAGCATCGTTATGACAATGTGGGCACTCGACTACCATGACCTCATCATCTACGAATCTTTCTGTGGTGTGGTTCTTCACACACCTAAACTCAAATATTCTTTTAGGCATTCGTAAGGTCCTCATACGCCTTCTCAGAGGCGTCCTTAAGACTGAGAACCCAGCCTATAATATCTAACTGTCCCTTGGCAAACCACAGTTGCTCTGCCGAGGATAAACCTTCAATAGTTATAGTATTTTTTATTGCTTCTAGGTCTTCTAGGAACTGGTTCCAGCCATCTGAACCCATCATCCCAAACCTGTTTTCATAGTACTTCTGTAGTTCCTGATCCATAGTTTCTCCTGTGTAGGACTATGTTGCATAAAAACAACACTATATTAATTATACCATACTTTTAAGGATTTGTCAAGTACTTTTTACTTAAAATGTATACCATTGGGTTGTAGTGCTGGCAAACAGTTCGGTTGTTGAGCCAGCCGTTAATGAGAATGATGCGTTATTTCCTAGTGCGTTTATCTGCGCCCCCGTTGCTGGGTAGATTTTTAGCGTATCTGCCGCATCACTATTTCTGACCAGAATCCGCATACCCGCTACCGCAGTAGGCAAACGAACACCGTCTGCGGCCGCAGCAACAACAGTCACATTGTTGATATTAGAAACCAGGGCAGTTGCGGTTCCTTGGGTTGCCCCTGCCGCTGATACTGCTGCGCTGATGCTATCTATAACAATTCCGTTTAGCGTAGTCCTGCTTGTGGCCCCAGACACCGCAGAGCCAATAGCGATGTTTGTAGTAGACCCAGAGACACCAGCGGTTCCGATGTTGACTGCTTTTGTGGTTCCGTTGGTAGTTGCGCCAGTACCAAGGTTAAGGGTCTGTGCGCCTGTGGACTGGCCTACTGTAATTGCTGATGTTTGAGCTGTGCCACCAAGAGTTAAAACTCCAGTAGTTAATCCAGTTCCAATTGATATGTTGCTTCCAGCA